CAAGAGCCCCATCTGCTTTGGCCTTCCTACGCTCTGCGTCCTCTAGAGATTTGTTCAACATCTGCCATTCTTCAACTGTTGCCATTTTTATTTCCTTCAATAGCCTTTAGAATCACTTCCTTAACGGTCGGGCGAAGTCTTTGGGCTAGCCGATTAGCAGCGTCAAAGAAATCCTGACCCTTGTCAACCAAATGATCCATCTCTTTCAAGAATTCAGAGATGTCTAGATCCTTAAATAAAGTCTTTTTCTCTTCGTCTTCGTTGAACTGGTCCTTGCTGATATCGAGGAAGTAACGATGTACATGACCATTTGCATGGATGAGTCCTACACATGGCCTGTGGTTCCTTTCGTCGGCACGCCGCCGGATGAAGGCTCCACAGTTGAACAGAAACTGTTTGGGCGATCGAACCCAAAAGTGGGTGTGATTGTCCCCGATTATCATTACATCATAACCAGAGCATTTCTTCATAAATTTAGTGGAGTGTTCTTCTTCTTTACACTCCCTATGTCCTTCTAAGTCCCACACATACTCGTGAACCAAAGCAATCTCAAGCCCCAAATCGTGCGGGTGCAGTAGAGATTTGATGGGCACTCCAAAAGGGAATGGATGTATGATCAGGGGAACCTTTCCGGGGATTGTCATGGGCTCTGTAGAGTATCGGATTTTGCCGGCCTCTACCAAAGTCCAGAATGCAGACTTTTTGATGTCTTCCAAGCGATGGTTTGGCAATTCGTGGTTGCCAGGGACAGCTATTACCCTATCTGGCATCTCTCTGATTGTCCAGTTGATAAGTTCTGGATTTGGATCATAGCGGTGAAACACATCGCCAGCCAGAAGTATGGGGCAAGCATATTTTCTTTGGAGGTTTTTCAATTCCCGAAGTGGCCGTGCCATTGCAGCGAACCAATCCTCTTCTCCGGAGCGGCAAGCTGGCTTCTTGCTGCTCAAGTGGAGGTCGGCAGCACATATTGCTATTACTTCATCACACTTCTGCAAATCGGACACTTCCCCTTGAACGTTTTCCTTATCTTTTCTTTTGCTTTTTTTGAATTGTACACCCATTGTATAATTTCCCTATCGAGAGAATATTTCTGGTCCATCAAATTTATCAGTTTGTTTACTTTGCAGGAAATCTCCTTCCATGCTTTCATTTCGTCAATCAATTTCTGGGCTTCTATAGCTTCTTCAGACGACTTACTTTTGTCCTGGAGAGTCTGTTGTACCTTTGAGAACAGATCGCTTAACCTGCTTCGCTTTTGACGGGTTTCTTCCAACGTTGCCTGGAGTTTCTCCAATGATTCCAGATCAACGTGGGCACCGACAACCCAATACAGAGAGTTACGTTTGATTTCGGCCGTCTGGAGATCCTCTCCCCGAACAGATATTTCACTTCTGGTCTTTTTTAACTCACTGGCAATATTTGCCATAGTGGAATCAATTAGGTCCAGGTTTACGACTGCGTTCAACTCCTTGGCAAGTTCTCCCCCAGTCTTGCACAACCAAAAAGGGTCATCTCGCTGCCCTGAGAAGTTCTCTGGGCCTACGTTCAATATCTTGGCAATGTCATCGGGAACCCCAGCACCGATTGCGTTATATTTTCTCTCGTCCTGCTCATAGTTGTTCCATTGGTAGAAATTCTCACTAGGTCCACGACTTCTGGAGACAGATAGTGTCTCCAGATCTATCTGCACCGTTACTTCATCCTTTCCCCAGCTGATGAATGAGTCTCCCCCCGGCCGGTTGGTGCAGACCCACTTAAGGGCTCTGAGAATCGAAGACTTGCCAGAGCCCGTCTTGCCAATGATGGTAGTAACTCTCGGGTCCAGTTGGAGATCAAGCCTCCGATGTTTTTGAAACCCTCTTATGTAGAGTGACTCAATCATTTGTTTTTCTCAATCCAAGTCTTTTTGATGATTTGTCCACTGGGATAAGTAGAGCAACCAAACCCTTTTCCACAGTCGGCACATAGTTTGCTTTCACCTTGTCCCATGTAGCAATCGGGGAACAGATAGTGTCTGATTCTCTTGTGTGGGCATTCCTTTATAATCTGGGAAATTTTCTTGTTGATTTTTTGTATTTCCTTTTCCAGAGAACGGATTTCTTTCATTCTGTTCATTTGTGGTACACCGGTTCCTTTAACCCATCAGAATGGCCGGAGGATAGGTTGGCCTGTTCTGCATAGGTTTCTGTAACCATCAGACTGAGATTCTTAGCCCCTACGTTTAGTCCCTCACCGTAACAAGACAGTTCCTTAGTAGGAATCCAAATGCGACCGTGGCCATCTACGTCTACCAAAAATTGCCCAGATATTTCTTCCAGAACTTCCTTTGCTGTGAAACTTACCCAATTTGTCACAAGTGATCCCTTTCAGCTAAATGTTTGAAAGTCTCTGGAGTTTTGATTCTCAACATATCATCTAGATTGATGGCAACCACCCAACCTACATTAGTATGTGCCTTTAATGGTGGGTCAAAAGTAAAGTATAAGGCATACCACAAATCCTTAGGCATAAATACTAAAGCCTCACGACGGTCTCTCTTGTGTATCAGCATCCAGGATATGGAACCGGATTGTTCTTGCGATTCCTTGGCCTTACGGAACCACTCACCGTAAATGGTATTTATCTTTGATCCCTTTTCTGGAAAATCAACCAAGTCTTGGATAGTAGCCCTGCTATATCCGCGCTTGACTTCGATTATGGTCACTTTGGTAAGTGGATCACCAATTGGATGAGTAGCTCCTATGTCTCCGTGCTGCCCTTGGGTTTGTTGTCCTTTTTTACCTCTTACCCTTGCTCTGGCGCCACTGCCAGCCGTTCGCCAGAAGACATCACTTCGCTCTCCATTGGTCCACCATAAGCTTAATTTGATGGCCAACTCTCTTTCGAATGAACTTCCCTTTTTAGCCTTTGAGGACATTCAGGTACCCCTCCAAATATTCCAACAAGTTGAAATCTGGATGAGATATTCTGTAAGACAACATATTCCAAGGACGAGGTATCAATATTGCCCTACCACCATAATATAAAAACTTGTTTATGTTCTTGTCAGAGTCGTCAATCAGAATAGATTGTGGACCAGCACAGAAGTGTTTAGGTTTTCCCATGAGGAACTGATCAAGATAGCCGGGCAAGTGTTTCTTAATCCATCTTCGCTTGCCTTCCATACTCCCTTTGGTGAGGCATGGGGTAGTCAGTAAGCAGATGTTGTCTTTACCGAAGAAGTTCTCTACGATACGGAGGATGTCTTTTCCTTCTTCAGTCCAAGGCAAATTGGCCCAAAACTCTTCTGTACAAGATAGCCAAAACTCTTCCTTGGTCACTCCGGGAATGAAATCGTCAAAATCCCACCGGTCCATTTTTATTCCATAGGCATTCTCCACTGCCCCGGAGAAGTCAACTAAAACCCCATCCATGTCTAAAAAACAAATCATTCCTTACCTCCTGCTGCGTTAAGCATGACTGGCAGACCGTCTGAGCCGGAGCCGATGATTATGACAACGCTGGAAAATAGAATTAGTAGGAAAACTATCCCTGCCCTAGCTCCTATCACAACCGTTCCGTAAAACCCGGCGTTTTTACTACAGGTTTTGTCCGCTAAGAGTAGACAAATGCCTATGATTAGGGATGCCAGCAGTACTAAAACTACGACAGAAACAAGAATCATGATTTACCCTTTCTTTTGATGTCCTTAAGAGACTTTTCGAGTATCTTGCACGTGAGAGAGTCTCTCCCTTCCACCCAAACTTCATAACCAGCACGATCAACCTCCCGTTTAGGATGGGTTTTAAGTTCCCTGTACAACTGCAAGGCAATGACACCATAGACAGCCCAATCAAGCAAGGAATCCTCTAAGCTCTCGTTTTCCATCCGGCCTTTTTTGACGAAGGATTGGATGCGGATTACCTTGTCGTTTCCACGAATGACAGCCCCTATCCACGCTGGAATCCCAAACTTCTCAGAGGACCGGATATTGGCCAGTGGATCTTCGCTGTTTCCATAATCTTTAGACTTACGGTCATGGGTTTCCTGCATCTCCTTCAGGATTTCGCTGAACATATTGTTATTCATCGGAATACCTCCGCTTTCTCTGCAAGGAGCATTGTTGCTCTATGTCATGCCAGGTTTCGAGGACAGCTAGCTGAAGCTCCCTCTCTTTGTTTCCCTCTTCAATTGCTCTGATTATCTCATCCCGAGTTCCCTTCAATTCAAGGTCTTCCGCCTCTATATAGGCACCAGTGGTTTTCCAAGACTTCCAGTCAATCATGAAATCCACGCAAGATCCAACGTCATCTACTCCCATAGAAGGATATATAGGGATTTCCACCGTCCGGTCTAGCCCGGTTACTCGGGTTCGCTTGACCTCAATCCGGCACAGCTTGCCTACTTCTAGATCTCTACCCCTAATCTTCTTCTTCAGAGTCTCCTTTACCGAAGACCACAGTTCCGCCATTGCATAGAATTTCATAGCGTGGCCCCCGGAGCGAGTCTTCTTCGGCTGCATGAACATTGGTATACCGGGCTTCGGGATATTATCCCTTGTTTGAGATATCCCAATGAGGATGGATTGAGACTTTGCCAGTCTGGAAACAACGGTGCGCAACAGAGAAGAATTCTTCTTAGGTTTGCCATCACCATAGCTGCCGGCCGTCTCTCTACCCTCTCGGAATGCCTTCTTTTGTTCGTCAAACTTCTCTTGAGCAGATTCGCTGTCCAGAACATCCCAACTGTCAAGGATTTCTATGAAGGGCTTACCGGAGCTTAGCCTGTCGTCTAGGTCGTAGTAGAACTCTTCTATGGTTCTGGTGACAATCCTTGTCAATCGGCGCTCAAGCTTGACACCATAGTGCTTTCGAATGTCCATCAAGGCCCCTTCTTCCGGGCCATTGTAGATTAAGTCGTAGTCATCGAAGTTGGGATTTATGGAAGCCTCCGCCAATGCCCCCAACGTAATGTAGGACTTGCCTGAATTTGAATCCCCCACAAATAAATAGTAGAATCCTGGCAACCAACCAACCATCGAATTGCCAGTGAGAGAAAGATTTAGGAGAGTGCTACCAGTAGACAGTCCTTTGGATAAGTCAATTGTGGTGATCTTTCCCTGCTTCTCCTTGATTTTCTTCTTCAATTCTTTCAATCCACCCTTTTCCATTACAGACATTGCACTTTCTCCGGAGAAACAAGGCGTCCATATAGTAACAATCTCCATCACATGTTGGGCATTTTATTTTCATGAGGAGTGCCTCCAAAACAAAAAGAGTGAGGATCTGGTAGTTACTTTCGAGGTTATGTTGTCCCCCGCCAGTTCTCCTCACTCCCGCCCACAGAAAGGAATTCTCTCATAAAGGAATGTCCTCTTACTGTTCAGCAAAGGGATCCTCTTCATCCTCTTCCTTCTTAGGCTTCCTTCCCATCTTCTTCGGGATTGGCTTTTCCTCCTCGTCTTCGTCTTCCTCTGATTCTTCCTCATCCTCATCCTCATCAGCCGTCCTGATTTTGGCTACTTCATCTATTCCAATACCCTTGTAGACCCTTCCATCAGCATCTTTTCCAGTTAGAGAAGTTCCATCCGCACTGATTTTCGTTAGCTCCAATTCTATATCGTATTCATCATCATCTTCGTCCTTAAAGTGATAATTTACGAAATCTCCAACAGACAAATCAATATCGTAGGATGTGGCCACACCGACAATATCTTCTGACTCTTCATCCTCTTCCTTCTTGGGATTCCTTCCCCTCTTCTTCGGGGTCAGATTTTCCTCCTCATCTTCGTCCTCGTCTTCCTCATCGTTCTCCTTGTCATCCTCATCCTCTTCGTCGTTCTTTGCTCCCTTGAGGAAGATATCCTTCATCTCATCGTAGGATGGAACGATTAGTAAGGAATCCAGGGACGGCAGCTTGTCCCTCTCTTCGTCATCGTATTCATAATCACGGTCATCCATTTCGATGGACGTAACCTTAAGAAAGGGTTGTTTGAATCCAGGCGGTTGGATTTCCTCTACCTTGACTAGAAGAGAAAGCCCTTCTTTGAGATCGGAGAAATTCCGATACTTTTTCATCATGGAAAGTTTGTTGAATAACAGAACTCCCAAGTCCGGATACTTATCGTATCCGAAGTTAGCCAATAGAACTTGAGTTTCGGCATTTTGTGGAGAAGCTTCGGTCACGTCCTTGACGAACATCATAATTTTCTTCTGCACTTTCAGAGTCTTAATATACTCACCAGCCGTAGCCCTGTTGTCTGAAATCCAATCGGCAATGAAATCCTCCTTGTCTTCCGCAAAAGTTCCTTGGGACGGACAAACATAGGACCTCTTGCCGTCCTCTCCAATCCCTTTCCGAACTCCAAAGACTCGGCACCAATGCTCTTCCCCCTCATCTGCATCCGGATTGTCCGGGCCGGCAATGTAAGGGATTACATCAAACCGATAGGTCCCTTGATCCAGTTTGATTTGCTTAATACTCTTGGGAGTTTTGATAATCGTAGACTCAAACTTGTTCTTGTGGTTCTTGAGGAATCTGTCTACACTACTCTTTTTCCTCTCTTCCTTACGAGCCTTCTCACGCCGTGATATTACCATAACTTACTAACCCCTTTCTTTGTTGGCTGGAAATTTTGACAACATAGGCTTGTGACCACGACAGCTGTCCCCTCGTGTTTTGCCCTTCTTATGGGTCTTTCCACAGAAAGTGCAAGCTCCTCGATGTCCTCTGCGCTTATGTTTCTTCCCCCTATGTCCTTCGTACATTTTTCCAATCTCCTTGTGGCTTGCGGAACACCTCCCGTCTCTTTTCGTCTGTATTGTTTTTAGGCATCCTTGGCTCGGCAATATAGTCTCTTATTTTCAACTGAACCAGATTCTCTAGTGCTGTCTTGCGGTGTTCTGCTGCCCGTACTTTGACGGAAGCTTCTCCTACTTGGCCTTCTAAAGTGGTTGTCTTTTCCTTTGCATTCCTAACCCTCTTGTCCAAAACGACAAGTCGTTTGACTACATCTTCGGTAATGCTCTTTAGCCCCAATTCCTCAGGATCTCTGGTTCTGACTTCTAGACTAGCCTCTGCTTCAGCTATCTCTAACTCCAGCTGGGCCAGACGTAGCTTGTGCTTTGCTTGTTCCAATTCGTCGGCTACTTCATGATAGAGCTTTGGCTGAGAAGTCCACTCTTCATCTAGCCTTAGTGGATCTGGTTCCAAAAGGTCAGGTTTGTAACTCATTGTCCTATCTCGTTTTCCTCACAGTATTGATCCACAGCACACATGACCTGCCGTTGACAGAACTTGAATAGTTTTTTTGACACTTCCTCTGCATCCTTCTCCAAACAGGTCTGCTTTTGGGAGCAAAAGAAGTCGCGAGATTCGTAATTGCCGACGTTCAGTTTGTAGCTAAAAGAGCGGGCAATTTCCACTTCTTCAAAAACATCATTTGTTTTCATTTCAAACCCCCTAAGCTTTCCACAACATCGTAGACAGAGTGGGCTACTCCGGCTTCTGGGTGGTCATACCAATTTTCTTTGAACGAATCGATTATCAGGAATGCTCTTTCCGAATTCTTACCTCCCTTGAGTATTTCCGTATTGGCACAGGATAGCACAAAATGCCTGAACGACTCAACTTCGTTCTTGGGAATATTCAGGTCTGTTATCAGTTTGCAGACCCTCTTCCAGTCCGGCTTCTCGTAAACCAAAGCCTTGACCAAATCCCAAGCCTTTGTCTTATTATCGGAAGATGCCAGAGCCGAAAGCTGCTCTTCCTCACTTTTTAGGGAAAGAATTTGGTGAAGAAGCACCAGAGCCTTGCGGGCGGACCCGCTGGAGAAGTCAATTATTGCGTCCTTGACCTTGCTGGTTATGTCCTTCTTCTCCTGATTCAGAACCCAGATTATCAACTCAGTCAAATCTTTGTTTGATATGGCTTGGAGTTTGATTTCGGTGCATCGGGTCCGTATGGAGGACAACAGCTTTTCCGGCTCCGTAGCGGCCAGAAAAAAGTAAACCTTCTCCGGGGTGTCCTCCAGAATCTTCAGCATGGCTTGCTGAGCGAATCCAGCCCGAGAGAACGACTGGATTTCATCTAGATAGTAGATTTTGCAAGAGCCCCCCATTGGAGACAGATTCATTCCCTTGGACAGACTACGAATTGTCTCGATTGCATTCTCTACTCCGGCACAGTTGATTTCGTTGAAATCCCAATCGGAGCATCCCAATTCCTTTTTGAGAATACGAGCCAATGTGGTTTTGCCCGTCCCCGAGGGGCCACTAAATAGAATGCAGTGAGGAAGTCTCTTTGTCTTTAGCATCTCACGAAGAGTCTTAACAGCGGTAGGTTGTCCTGTCACTTCATCCAATTTAGTGGGTCGATACTTCTTGAATAACTCTATTGACATAATGGATTCCTTTTTCTGATTCCTCTGATAACAAACTCTTTCCGCAATACATTTTTTATGGAATGGATCATGTTCTCTTGATGAGTTGCCCATTCCAAATTGTCCGGGCGGCAATCCCATTTCTAAAAACTCTTCTTTGCAGAGAACAGCATTAATCATACAGGACTCGTCCCATCCGTAGCTCATTGATTGGTTCCCGTATAGATCTTTGGATCGTTTACCGCACGCTCCACAAACCCAGATTTCACCTTCACCGGCAACTTTGTTTGTCATTGGGTTCTCCATTGTAAGTGACTATCTTCTCCACGTCTTCTTCTTCGGCCCTCTCAATTGTTTTGTTAATTTCCTTGCCCTCTCCAAATGTGACAAGCGAGCCTACATTTTCCCACATCTTGTCTTCTTCGTCGTCTTGCCAGACTGTGTACTTGACCCGATTATCAAAACACCATCTTCGTGCCAGAGCGCCTTCGGCCGTCCTCCTGGTCATGACTTCTAGATGTTCCGTCCGAATCGTCAGACGGTCTAGTTTTTGGGAAAGCAGTTGGTAGTCTTCGAATTTTGGAGAGCACACTACTAACATCTTCATGTCCAAAGGCTCACTTTCCTATCCGATTTACAATTTGGGCTGAACCAAAGACGTTCTTTCTTGGCGTTCTCCTTTCCATGCTCACTTCTTACGCCATAGCCAATTCCTTTCCACGGAACACAAGACCATCCATTTTCTTCTAACTCTTCATGCCCCTCCCCCTCATAGCCGGCCAGACAAATTCTCATCATCTTATTGTCACCTCGTTCAAGGCAGTATTTGCGAACGGCTTCGGCTACAGTGTCCGAATCCTTAGCATAGATGTTTTTGGTCCTTCCAGCCTTGGCGCCGTAAGGAGGGTCAAAAAATATTCCAGTAGTCCCTAACCTTGTGGTGACTGACTCACTGTCACAAACCCGGAGCCAGTCTCCTGTCAGGATTCTTACATTCCTTAGTCTGTCCCTAAAAGCTCCGATTTTTCTAATAAGCCATTGGCTTCTATACTTGCAAAATCCATCTTCACTCAATCTGGCCAAAATACAGCAATCTCTAGGGAAGTTGACAATGCCTCTATCGGCGGAAAATCCCCCAAGATGTGGCCTTTGTTTACTCTTTCTTCTCCTCTCTCCATGCAACACATCTACTCCGTGTCTCCCTTCTATACACGGCCTTTTGTTTGGGGCTGCCCTAACACACCATCCTGATCCTATCCAAATACAAATACCCCAGCACCACCAACCAGCGAGTTTGGCGTCAAAGTATTCTTCATCTTCAAGCAGTTTTTCTTTGAGTGAAGGGATTTGTTGGATCATCTTGATATGTCTTGAGTGCATGTCAATCTCAATCACTGGCCAATCGATACTGTCAGCAACTGCTTCTGGGTCCTTACTTGTAGCCCTCCAAAAGTTACATATATGAGCATCCAAATCGTTGACTGTCTCTACTCTTGGATTCTCATGGGGTCTGGACAAGAGAACTGCTCCGGAGCCGAAAAAAGGCTCTATATAATTTTGAACATTTCCCATCCGGTTCCAAATCTTAGCAGACACTCTTCGCTTACCCCCAAAGTAACAGAAGGGAGCATGCAATGAACACGTTTTCATCTCTGTTTCTCTGTTAACCTTTTGAACCGCCGGCCGGTTTCTTCTAACAGCATCTGATTTTCCTTATTATCATCCTTATCGTATATTGGGTAAAAACTTTTTCCCGATTTGCTTAATCTCATCTTCCAACTATTGGATAACC